AGGGTTCGATTCCCTTCGCCCGCTCCAGACACCTAACGTTAAAGCCCTGTTTTTACAGGGCTTTTTCGTTTCCGGCTTCTGGTGGTGTCGAAGAAGTGTCGAAAAGGTCCAGCCGTACAGGCCGAGATCAGACCGAAGAAAGCGCCTGGATGACGTGCTTCGGATCGTTATGGATGGCGCGCAGCAGCGCTTTTGCGGGTCCGGTCGGTTCGCGTCGGCCTTGTTCCCAGTTACGCAGCGTACCCAGTTGAACGTCGATCATCGCCGCGAACTTGGCCTGGGTCAGACCGGTTGCTTTGCGGATCTCTTTCACCTGCAGCGAGTCGACGACGAATTCCCGCGAGGGTTGACGTTCGCCACGGTGAATCTCGTCCATCTGCTGGACGCTTTCTAGAAGGTCTTCGAAGAATTTGCTCATGGTGATTACCTCCACCGCTCGATGATTTGCTTGAGCACCTTGCGCTCATCTGCCGTCAGGTCGTCCTTCTCGTTCTTCGGATAGATCAGCAGTAATGCGATCTGCGAAGCCGCCGTGAAGTGGTAGTAGATGACCCTGGACCCGCCTCGCTTGCCGTGACCGCTAGACGCAACGCGAACCTTGCGAATGCCGCCAGTACCTTCAATCACATCGCCCATGTCCGGCCGGTCAGCCAGTTGCCGCTGAAACTCCGCGTAGCTGTCATCGCTAAGCAGATCCCGCAGGCGCTTGGTAAAGATCGGTGTCTCGATAAAGATCATAAACGCATAGTACGCCAGTGGCGCACCTCCTTCAATTGATTCGATTACTGGCTGGCGAGCGGTAACGTGATGCCGGCCAACGGTCCTAACTTGATCGCATCGTTCAAATGCTCCGGCGCAAGGTGCGCATACCTCATCGTCATATTCAGCGAGGCATGGCCCAGGATCTCTTTCAGCGTCACGATATGGCCACCGCCCATGATGAAGTGAGCTGCGAACGTGTGCCGCAGGATGTGGCTTGCTTGTCCGCGTGGCGGCTTGATCGAGGTCGACAGCAGTACCAGCCGAAACACGCCAATGCAGTTAGTGAACGGCCCGTAGGTTTGCCAGTGCTTCTTGATCGCCGCGACCAGCTCCGGCGTTACCGGGACCATCCGCACCCGCTTCGACTTGGTATTGGCGAACACCAGAGCGTTGCCTCTAATCCGCTCCGGTCGCAGCGCCTGAGCCTCACCCCACCTCGCCCCGGTCGCCAGACAGATCCTCGCCACCATCGCCGGATGTGGAGACGTGGTCCGCGCCTGGAGTGCATCGAGCAACTCGGATATCTGCGGCTTGGTCAGGTAGGCCAAGGGGCGCTCCTGCAACCGAACCGGACGAATACGGGTGAACGGACAGGGATAGTCGATCACGTCGAGTTTGTGCAGCTCGTTGTAAACGGCTTTCAGGTAGCCGAGGCGATTGTTCGCCGTCTTGCCGGTTACCCCTGCTGCCATCCAGCGTGCACGCGTGGCGGCGATCTTCGCGCCATCGACCATGCGAGCTACCGGGTCGCCCATCGCCTTGGCACACGCCCGCAGGATCGCCACACGACGAACACCATCGGAAAGCGAGACGCCGTGGAGATCGAACCACAGCTCGACCAGCTCTGACAGCCTGCGCTTGTCCTTTGGCCGCGGTGCCCAGTCGTTGGATTCGTTGCACTTGGCTCGGCAGGTCGCCTCGAAGCGCATTGCCTCGGCCTTGGTCTTCAGCGTCTTGCGGAACCGCTTGCCTTTGACCGGCTCAACGTCGACCCGCCAGCGACCATCGGAGAGCTGCTGGATCGCCATCAGACCGCTCTGCCCCATCGAACATGGCGTTCTTGAAGCAACGTTTTGATGTGCTTGTACAGATCACGCTCGCTCATGTCCTTGGCAGCATAGTGGTCACGAATGACCGGCCAGCATTCCCACTCCTTCAGTCGATCAAATGCGGTTCTAGCGCCCACTCGCTCCCGTGCCAGCAGGCTTACGAAGTTTCCCAGGAACAGCTCCACGTTCTTGCCCGAGAAGCCCCGTGACGTCTTGTAGTAGCGCTTGTATTCCGTTTCATCGACAAGGGAATCGACTGCCACGTCGACTCGCACGTCATCACGCATCAGCGTCCAGATCGGCTCGTACTGCCCGGGGCGATGCAGCAATTTGAACTGGCACAGCCCGTAGCGCCACAGGCCGTCCAAGTGGGCGGAGAACGCCGCAAACGAATCCGTTTCGATGGCCTCGCCGGTCTTGGCACTGATCGACCCGCTGGCGAACTGCTGGATGATCGAATGGTGGTAGCGCAGCTCGACCCGCCACACGTCCGCCTCGGGGTCGTAGTTATCAGGATCGGCCGGATCGAACGAGTCCCGGCGACGCCAGACGCTTTCCCAGAAGTCGAGCTTATCCGTCGCGCGGGCCTGGTCTGTCTTGTTGTAGATACACAGCTGGACGCCACCGGCTGAGCCGAACATGGACGTTTCGCCCCGACCGTAGACGCTGGACTTGGTCGCCCAGTTGATCTCGTTGATACCCGAGATATCCCGGTGCGTCCGCGCGCGACAGTGCAGGCGTGCCACCAGATCCACCGGAGGCTTCCAGCCCTGGAGATCCAACGCCAGATGGACAGCGCACTGGTTGCGTTCGCGGTGTGTCATCACGGCTGCGGCGTAGTAGTCTATCCGCTCTTGCAAGCGCTCAGGCGACAGCGCGTCGATGGCGTGCGGTGACACTTCGATTTTCAAGTGCGGGCCGATGTTCTCGAGCTTGGCGTTGAAGTTCTTGATCAGCAGGATGAACCCTAGGTCGGCGTTCTGCAGCTTGTACTGGTAGCCCGAGTCCCGCCCTACCCGTCCGGCGTGCCAGAACTCCCCGGCGAACTCGACCATGACGCCTGGTTTCTCGAACAGCGCCATGATTTCCGGGCGGATCAGCCCGCGATACAGCTGGCGGACCGTGTCAACGCCGCAACGCAGCAACCGAACGCCCGACAGGTCAGTCAGCTTGGCCGAATGGCTATCGAAGAACAGTCGCCCGGTTGGGGTTTCCTGAAAGTTCTGATCAACACGAATTTGGTCTTTAACGCTCATTCTCTTCTGCTCCAAATTGCAACGAATCGACACTGTTCAGTTGGGTTTATCTGACGTGTTACAGGGACGTCAGCGCGCGCGTTTGCACGCCGGCTCGTGCCTCGCCGCGCGTGCAAAGAGCGCGGAGCGCACGCGCGCTGACGGTCATCACCACAGGAATTGCCCCTTCTGGTACGGCACGACGGTCAGGTTCGGGCCTCCCGCCGGTTGCACAGCTGCAGCGTGAGCGGGAGGCGTCGTCGGTGGCGGGGTGGTTTGGGCGTGCTGGGTTTGCGCGCTGGGGGAGCGGTCGGGCAAAGTCGGGTCGAAGAAGCCGTTCTCGACCACGCGCATGCAGAAGGCGAAATCGGTTTCTACCCGCGTGCTCTGCTGCGTGTAGCACTGGCAAACCGTAGGCGTTCCGTTGACTACCGCATGCGCCATTCGCCCGAACTCGCGGGCATAGGTCGCAGGGTCGGTGCTGGACATACAGTAGAGCCGGGGAAACGACACGGGCCGCGTCAGCTCGTCGTAGATCGGCGCCGACGATGGCACTTGGGGTATCCGAGGCACGCGCCGTCCGATGTAGCTGGCGGCGCTTTCCGGCGCATCGGATTTCGCTTCGCCAGCCGGCTTGATGAACGAGCCGACCGTATCCCTCACTTGATCCACCATGCTCCCGGCCGGCGCGCTGGTGGCTGTCGCGGCTTGCGCTTTCTCGGCGGCATAGCGCTCATAGGCGCGATAAACGAGGATGCCGGCACTGAGGATCACGCACAGCGCCAGGATGAACTTGGTCGGCACCTTGGTCTGGAAGTGGTGCTTGGCGTTGCTGCTGGTGTAGGCGCCGAAGTAGCGCTTATCCAGGCGCAGCGACTTCTTGTCGGCGTCCTTGAAGCTGGTTTTCAGCTCGACCTTTTCCACCACCACTTCCGACTCGAAGCGCAGCAGTTGGGCAGACTTGAACACGCGCCAGTAGTGAATATGGGAGTTGCACAGCCGGCGCAGGTGGACATCGAGATAGCGCGGGTCCTGGGTGACGAGGTGAACCTCATGGCCCTGGTGGCGCATGGTCTCGAAGCGAGTGATGTGCTCCGGTGGCCGCGCCCGTGGATCGCGTGCGCCGAACCAGCCCTGCGCTTCGTCCACGACGATGATCGAATCGTTTGGCAGCTCGAACCACTTCTCGGGATCTTCGAACTCGAACCACTGCGCTTGCAGCTGATCGGGCTTGAGGCCGTTGATGTTGTGGAAGTAGACGACGCGGCCTTCGGCGTGGGCCTTCTGATCCACTTCACGGATGGTGTTGAGGGTCTTGCCATGGCCGGGCTTGCCGGTACGGATAACGAGCATGACGGCGCCTCCTTAGGCTTCGATGGAGGTGCCGCCCGGCTTATGCCAGACCTGATTACGTTTGCGGTCGGTGGCCTTGTCGATGCCGGCGAGGATGAAGCGCGTGGAGATGGCGGCGAAATACAGGTTCACCACCACATCGAACTTGGCCAGCCCGAGAATCCCCTGGATCACCGGCCCGACATCGCCCATCAGCCCGAACAGGTAGTCCTGCGCCTGGCCAATGATGAGGTTGAAGCCCATGTACGAGACGAAGCCGAAACCGATCATTTTCAGCACCATCTTTACCAGCGGGCCGACGATGATCACGAGCATCTGCACGATGAATAGAAACTGCATCACTGACCTCCTACGGCGCGGCCCACATACAGGGCGGCAAGAACGGTGGCCACAGCCACGAACAGGCCGCTCAGATCACTGGCGGCGCGGCAAAGCGGTTCGTAGCTGAGCTGGAAAGTGCGGCCGCCTGCTGTGGTCAGGCTGAAACTTTCGGCGGCTGGACAGGCGGACGGCAGAAAGCGGGTGCCCTGGTTGATGAAGGACGGCACGTCGATGACGCCGGAGCCCTCATCCAGCTGGAACCGGTCGCCGGTAACAGCCGCCTCGATGGCGGGCTTGTGCTCGGGGAAATCTGTCATCTCCTCAGCGAGGCACAGCTGTTCCTTTTGCTGCCGGAGCACTTCGCAATCAATCGGGTCGCCACTGCAGGAAAAGCCCGCATCGCAGGAACCAGCCGACGCCAAGCGTTCCGGACCTTCTTCGCCTTCGCCATCCCCTTCAGAACCCTCCTTACAGCCAGAGTTTTAGGGAAGCTTGGTGAGGATGCTAAGCCCATTGTTGACAGGGTTAGAGAGGTCGCAAGTATCGTATGGAAGACTCAAGCCAGATCCGAGGAGCTACCCAGCGGTACAGATATACCGGTGCTCGGTAGCCCTAGCGAATAGACCCTTTGATAGCGTTTTCGCTGTCGATAAAGTGTCGAAAACACTGTGCCGAATTGCGCCGAAACGAGCACACGGCTCAGCCCGGAAACCGCATAACGACACGCTTTGCGACGGAACGACACACTAAACAAA